AACGACCAAGGGGCGATACTCATGTTCTATGCTCTTTCGAATTAAGCCAGTCCATTACAACTTCAGTACGCCACGCCGTTTTACGTTTCCCTATTTTGATAGGGGCAGGGAATTGATGGTTTTTAATCATTGCGTAAAGTGTGCTTCTACCAAAACCAAGCAAGGAAACAATTTCGTCCATCCGCATCAAAGCCTTACTTTCTGATGTCTCTACTACTGACGTATCTTCTAAAGTTTTTGGTGGTCTGCCTATAGGTTTACGCCCCATCGCTTCAGCCGTTGCCGCACGATGCGCACGTGCCAACACTACAGCGGTTTCTCGTAACATAACTATGGCTTCCTCGGCTTCTCGTATAAAATCTCTTTTGGGTAGTCCGTGCATATAATCTGGAGCATATGTCCGTACACCCTCTAACAAAAATTTTATGGTATCTTCGGATGCGACTAGGGTATCGACTACTTGTTTAGAGTCAATTTCTTTACGTCTTATCACTCACAGTCTCCATATGATTTTCCTGTACCGCTTTCGCAGTCTACAGGTAGCCCTGCTGCCCAATCGGGTGTCCACCGCATACATTCTTCAACATATGCTTGCGCTGCATCGACCTCTTCGTCACGAACGCAGCAAACAATCGAGTCGTGTACCGTCAACACCACTTTGTATTTCTTACTTATTCTTAGCATTTGCTCGCCTATGATGCAACGTGCTAGTGCTTGGCACACGTTTTCTATTACCTTGCCACCATATATTCTGGTGCGTCCACGGCGTGTTTTATAGCTGTACTCAAGACCTTTTTCGCCCTGCTCACTACCTAAATTCTCATAGATAATGCTTAGTTTGCTCGGCATGATCAGCGAACTTTCTGCCGCTGCAACCTGCACCACACCTTTACGTCCAAACTGCGCGGCCCTTTTGTTTGCAAGCTGCTGCACCATGTAATGAGCATCGCGCCATACCTTACTAATTTTGTAGTTGGCGTCACGATAGATGGTTATGATCCTACGGGCTTCGTCAGGTGACACTTCAAACCCAAACGTCTTTAGCTGCACCCCGAACTTCTCGGCACCCATGCCGTAACCTGCGCCAAGGATTGTGGTCTTACCAACGAACCGTTGATCCTTTGTGACGTCCTCTTCTTCACAGTTGTATATACGTGCCGCCATTTTGACGTATACATCTTCGCCTTTCGCAAATGCGTTTGTGAGATCATCTTGCCCTGCGAACCATGCCAACACCCGCGCTTCGATCTGCGAACTGTCTGCCTCTACCAGAGCGCAGCCTTCGGGGGCGATCAGTGCCTTCTTTAGTTTCTTGGCGTTTGGCCCACGGCTCGGCAGGTTTTGTAGGTTTATCTTGTCAGCCCCACCCCAACGACCAGTGTGCGCGGCGTAGTATCTTACGGGGACCGGAAGCAGTCCACGTTTACAAATATCTATAAACCTCTCTGTACGTGTTTCTTCTAAGGTACTTTTGCTACCCAAACGTGCCGCCACCAGAGATTGCACCCGATCATCATCGTGTTCTTGCAGAGCCTTGAAGCCCTCGTCAGACTTGGCAAAGGCGTACGTCTGCTTGTTTGTTGTTGGGCTGATTTTCATCGGGGGTTCCACCCCAATAGCTTTGAGCAGATCCGCAAACTTAGGGTTCGACATAAGATCTTTCTTGTCGGTGACGTTTGCGTCACGCAATAGTTTGTCTTTGCGATCTTTGACATATTCTAAATGCTGCTCCAATAACTCAAGGTCCAGATCCAACGTGGGTTCAATGAACATCCGCAGCGTGAGGTCAATCAGTTTTAATTCTTGTCGGGGAAACACACGCCCCATCATCGTGAATAATTTGTAGGTTAAATCTACATCGTTCTTGGCGTAGCCGCCGTACCGTGCAAGTTCTTGCTCAGTGAAATCGGTTTGACGCTTCCCTTTAGCGTTGTTGACTTCGGTGCCTTTGACGCCCACGCCGTATCGCTCTGCCACGGCTTTCAAGGATGCACTTGTTTCGATGCCGTGCAGGGCGCGAGACATGCACATAGTGTCAAACCACACCTTTGGCTTCACGCCGTACCGCCATGAAAGTATAGCACCATCGAACATCGTGTTGTGACACAAGATGGCGCTGTCAGAGAAGTTTATGTATGATAGCAGACGGGATACTTGATCCCCATCTACTATCCACTTTGTAGCCTTGTCGTTCTTTTTGATCGCAAGGCCAATGACTTCGAAACGCCTATCCCGCACGTATTCTTCCGTTGTCATCTTGGACAACGAATAATCTTTGTCGTAGTACGTTTCGAAGTCTAGGGTGTATACGTCCATTATCTTTGACTTATTTCACCACCAAGTGCCATGTATCCACAGACATCTACATAGTTGTCTATGTGCTTGTTGTTTCCGTGAAGCCTAGCGACTTTCATCAAAGCCAACATGACTGGTACGTCATCGACTTTTATGTAATCACGCAGCCCAAGATGTGCGTTCCAGTACGCAGCCATCAATACAAAGTTACTTTCTGCATCGCCGTGCTGCTCGGCACGATCTTTACTGACAAGTGTCTCAGCTTCTTTGAGAATACTTGTGCGCGTAACTGACAGCGGTGGATCGAAGGGCAACTCAAGCTGTTCCTCTTTCGGCGCTTCTAACACCTCTTTCGGCGTACCGATCTTCTTCATCAGCATAAATACATACGCCTCTGAAGATTTTGTTGCCTTTGCAATTTGCTTCGCGGTTGCCTTTGGGTGTTTAATTTTATACGCCCAAATCTTATCGGCTTTCTTCTGTTTAACCATTATGTCCTCCTAGACATTTTTACCTGCAATACGCAGTTGTTTTACGAACTCTTTGAGTTCCCTTCTTGCCCGATCCCAATCCTGATTGACATTCGGGTGCTTAAATTGCGTCCTTAGACTTTCGTTTTGGTAGTGGTCCACCTCTCGACGAAGGTGACGCAAAAGTGCTTCTTCAACAGGTGTAAGTTTTTCACTCAAAACGGTGGCTCCTCTCCCTCATAACTTGGTTTCCACGCTACGTATTCTTCACGTACGCTTACGTGTTCTTCCCGTTCTTCTACCAGCCCCATCTCCTTTAGAAACAGGGCTAGTTCTTGTGACACATTATCAAGCTGCATCTTCGTCGTCTATGCCGCGCAACGCATGAACGAGTTGTTCCATCGGCGTAACGTCATGCCCTACATGTTCGACACAGCCCCGATACCTAGCCAACCACGCAGCCAAAGCCTGTGCAGCTTGCAGTCGCAACTCTTGTTGCGAAGCTTCACTTGAAGGATCAAAAGGGACGTACCCGCCCCCATGCTTTCTGTCTTTCATGGGACTAATGTAAGCTGGGTAATCAGCTACTTTGATACGCACCTTAACATCTTTCACTGTCTCATGTTTAACAGTGATGCGAAGTCCGCGAATAAGTCCCGCAATCCGATCCTTCTCGTACTCTTCGATCTTTTTGTCATCGGAAGCACCGAAGACGTAATCGTAAAATTCGTGATCTGGTTTTTGTTTTAGCCATTCACGTATTTGCGCGACATCAAGGGTATTCCTACCTGTTTCTGCCGCGTATTCATTTATAAGCCGCTGCTTATCGCTCTTCTTGAAGTTCATATTTTCTCCATTTCAAGTTAATATTAAAAACCAAGCCGGACCATACCGTTTATGCGCCCCAACTCGCCGAACCCGTCCATACCGGACCGTTCCCCGACCGCCGTAACTCTCCATGCCCAAACATATCTTACCGGACCCCGACCGCCTTAACATACCGCGACAAACCGCGACAGACCTAACCGGATCTCGCCCCGACCGCCGTAACTGACCGAACCACGCGAAACCAGAACAAACCTGACCGCACCGCACCTCGACCGCCTTAACATACCGCGACAAACCGCGACAGACCTAACCTGATCGCGCCTAGCCGAGCCGTGACCGCCTTGACTGACCGTAACCAAACTGAACGGACCATACCTAGACCGCCACGCCAAAAAACACCAAAACTTAACTCGCCGAACCAGAACTCACCTTGCCTAGACCGCCCTGCCACAACTCGCCCTATCACGCCCGATCCCAACGCAACTTACCACGACCGCCACGCCGTAACCCAACTGACCTAACCCCGCCGTAACAACCTTACCTTGCCTTGACCGACTTGCCTGACCGCAACCCACCTGACCGCTACGTGCCTCTCCACACCGCGCCTCGACCGACATACCGAACCAAAACTCAACATAACCGACCGTAACTTACCCCGCCTCGACCGCCTTGACCAAAAAGGGGAAGGGGCATTGCTGCCCCAACCTTTATTCTGCTGCAATGTCCTGTACATCCGCATCGAAGCGACGACCCATCTCTGACTTGACATATTCTACCAAGTCCGCTGTAACATCGTCGGCATACTCAGGATTATTCATCGCTGCCTGTTGGACATCACGCCCCTCAAGCATCAATTCATCCCAAACTTTTTGTGGTGAACTACCGTCTGGCATAAAGTCTGTCCAATCATCTCCGCTATCAGATGTACCAACGACAAA